AGGATGAGCTTAACGCTCTGGTCTGATATTTGGTGGGGGGTTGACATATAGTCAATCTCCCACTATAATCATTCTTGTAGTTGAAACAAAAGGATCTATCTAATGGCTCATATGATTGAAACGGTTGATGGCAAGGCTCAGATGGCTTATGCTGGTGCAGTCCCTTGGCATGGCCTTGGTGTTAAGGTTCCTAGTGATCTGACTCCTGCTCAGATGCTCGAGGCTGCTGGTCTTAACTGGTTGGTCGAGAAGATTCCTGCCTATGCTAAGGTCGGTGGTAAGAACGTCAAGATCGGTCAGTCGGCTCTCGTTCGCTCTATGGACAATGCTATCCTCGATGTGGTTTCTGATGACTGGAACCCTGTCCAGAACGAGGAAGCTTTCGAATTCTTCAACGAATTCGTTGCTGCTGGTGACATGGAGATGCATACCGCTGGCTCGCTGCGTGATGGTCAGATCATCTGGGGCTTGGCCAAGGTCAACGAGTCCTTCGAGCTTTTCAAGGGCGATAAGATCGATTCGTATCTGCTGTTCTCGAACTTCCATAAGTATGGTTATTCGACAGACGTTCGCTTCACACCTATCCGTGTCGTCTGTAATAACACGCTGACCCTCTCGCTAAGTTCAGCTGTGGAGCGTATGGCTAAGATCAGCCACCGTAAGGTGTTTGTTGCTGAGGATGTCAAGGGAATGCTGGGCATCGCCAAGGACAAGCTCACCAAGTACAAGGAAATGGCTCAGTTCCTTGGTTCCAAGAAGGCGAAGGAAGAGGATATCGTTCAGTACTTCACTCGCATCTTCCCTGTCTCTGGTGCCAATGAGACCAAGAAGAAGGAAGTGTCTAAGAATGCCGCGATGGCGTTGGATGTTCTTCACAACCAGCCTGGTGCTGAGTATGCGGAGGGTAGCTGGTGGCAACCGTTTAATGCAGTCACTTACTTGACTGACCATCTCGCCGGTCGTACTCCAGACACTCGTCTGACATCGGCTTGGTATGGCTACCACAAGGGTGTCAAGACGAAGGCTCTGGAACTCGCTGTTGAAATGGCAGAGGCTGCGTGACACAATCATTCACCAGCTGGTGGATTGATAACTATATAGGGTGGGGAGAATTTTGCTCCCCACCCACTGGCCCAATGCCTGGTGGCGAGGAAGAAATGCGCAATCCGATAGCTAAACAAGTTCGAACACCTGCTTTTCGTCCGCGAGTTGTGAAGCCGCTCAAGGGCAAGGGATCCTACAATCGAAAGGATAAGAAAAATGGCTGACTTTGATTTTGCTAAAATCCGTTCCAAGATCAAAATAACCAATGCTTGGAATGATGGGGCATTTCGTAAGTGGACTTGGATTGGTTTCGAAAACAAAGAAGAAGCAGATTTCTTTGCGAAAGAATGGGAAGAATGGATTGGCTGGGGGTATTCTCCGTCAGCTGATTCTCGTTTGGAAAATGGATCTTATGTAGTCGACGGTAGGATTGCAAATAGCTGCGATTGACATTTGATCTTTTATGAGATATAATACGATAATGGAGATATGAAATGGCCAAGCGTGTTATGACTCGGAGAGCACCTAAGAAAATTCGCGTTTCGCGTAGCGAATCATACATCATCAATCAAAAGTATCTTGGCGACGAGAAGGTTTTCACCGAACCTTTGACATCGGCGCAATACACAGGAGCTTTGACTTGGTATAATTACATGTGTGATAACAGTGATGCACGCGAGTACATAGAGACTTATCTAAAAAACACCAATCGTCATGATGCAGCTAAAAAGCTGAAGCGAGTGTCTGATTCATGGATACCGCTTACAGCTGCTTGGGTTTGCCGGATGCTCAGCAAAGGATATGAGTTACCGGAAAGTGCCCGACCATTTGCTGAGAAATGCATCACAAAAGCTCTGGATAAAGCCAAGGAAGAAGATAAGGAAACAACTGTCGTCTCGATCCAGGATCGTATCCGCGAACGTCAGCATGATATTATTGCTGAGGTAGAAGGTATGATCGATGATCACGAGACGTTTTCTCTGTATGACTGGCTCAAGTCCAATCAGATCCCTGCTCAATATGCTGGAGGCATTATTGAGAAATATCGACCATGGCTAATGGAGCTCATCGAAGCGTATGAAGGCAAAGATCCTCAGCTGAAGGAAGCGTATCGCTACATGTCTCGTAAGGAATTGAAGGATCGTGTTATGTTCTTCAATACTCTTATCGAAGATGCTGAACGCTATGGTGAGGTAACAAAGAAGACTCGTGCGCCACGTAAACCTCGCGCTGTCTCTGTTGAAAAGCAGTTGAAGCATCTTCGCTACCAGAAAGAGTCGAAGGAATATAAGATTGCCTCGGTCAATCCTGAGAAGATTCTTGGAGCACAGGAACTGTGGTTGTTTAATACTAAATATAAGATCGTTACAGTTTTCAGAGCCTTGGATCGAGGTGGGCTAAAGGTCAATCGTTCGTCTATCACTGGTTATGACGAGAAAGCCAGTCTCAGCAAAGGGTGTGGTCGTAAGCCAGAAGTGGTTCTTGACAAACTGCAAAATGGTGGTAAGATAGTGCTGAGAAAGTTGATGGATGATCTGAAGACAGACAAGCCGCTTCAGGTTCGTCTCAACGAGAACACTATAATTATGAAGGTGATGTGATGGATAAGTTTGAGAAGATGTACCAATGGCGTAAGAACCGATACGAGTTCAAGCGGCGGCTCCCAAAGAAAATTCGCAACGACAACGCCAAGGGAATATATTATAACGTCGATGTTGCTGTTCGCACAGACAACGGTGGTCTATTTAAGATCTATGAAAACGCACCGGCCATTTTGTCATTCATTGGTCATGAGCCAATCGCTTATTGGCGTAGAGCAATTGCCAGTTATCAGATGGAATTGCCACTGGACAAAACAGCATGATGAAGACCTTAACAATGATCGACCTGATTGGGAACAAAATATAGAAGAGGAATAATCAATGATTTCAAGAGATGATAAGATATGGATTGCTGAGAACCTAATGCGCAACTGTGAACCAGAAGGCATTAAGGATGCATTAGTAAGTATCGGCCGAGATGCAAAAGAAGTTGAAAGAGAGATAGCGATTACTTTATTTACTCCACAATTTATCGGGGCTCTGCGTGGCAGAGATCTCTTTCAAAGAAGGGCGAATAAGGCGAACTGGGTTCTTTCGACGATAGCATCTCATAAAAATAATATCAATAAAGTTGATTTTGTTGAAAACAATAATGTAAAGGATATCTTTTTTGATGATTATTATTATCAGAACAAGCCAGTTTTAATAGAAAAATGTGTCATTGATTGGCCAGCATATAAAAATTGGGATCCGGATTATTTGATCAAAAACTGGGGAGACAAGGAAGTCTCTATTCAATCTAATAGAGAATCTGACCCCGATTATGAAGAGAATAAAGCAAAGTTTGAAACTAAGATCAATTTTGGTGATTTCCTTACTAAGATCAGAGACGTTGATTCTAACGATCTTTATTTAACTGCCTTTAACAATAAAGATAACATAGAACAATTGCAATCAATGTGGGATGAAACACAGCCATTGCCAGAAATTCTTGATCCAGAAATCAAGCCAAGCGGCTTTTTCTTTATCGGTTCAAAGGGAACAATAACACCAACACATCACGACTTAACAAATAATTTGCTTGTTCAAATTCGTGGCTCCAAAAAGATTTGGATGGTTGATTCATTGAATTTGCCCAATATATATTGTCACGTCGGTGTTTTTTCTAAGGTTGATTTGTCAAATATCGATTATGAGAAATTTCCCTTAATGAAAGAAGTCAAGGTTTTAGAAGTCGTTCTAAAAGAGGGTGATGCACTGTTCGTTCCAATTGGTTGGTGGCATATGGTAAAAGCACTTGACTTTTCTATCACATCAACATATACTAATTTTAAAGCTAACAATGATTATTCTTCTTTACACCAAGAATCAGTTGGAGCTGGTGGATTGTAATATAAATATATTGCTGAGGTCGTTGAGGCGTTCAGAATAGACGTGACGGACTCGGGGGCAGTGCCCGACCAGTCCACCACAGGTATATCGGTCGTTGGGTACAATTGTCCTCCCTGTTAAAGGAGGGTAAGGCAGAAGAGACTAGTAAATCACTTTTGTACTGGGCAAAGCGGTGTCTCACGATATATCTTTGATGGGCTGGAAATTAGGATCGACGTGCGTAATAAAGGTACGAAGAGACCAAAAGCAACGTTCAGATGCAAACGACAATGCACCTATCGCCATGGCACTAGCTGCCTGAGCATGAGTTTTCGGTGGGTTTGACTTGGAAACAGAATAAACCCACCAACATTTTCTTTAACTTATGGATAACCAATGTTGCAACTAACAGCAAATAATTTTGCATTTGAGATTGAAGAGTTGTGTCGAAAGAAAAAGCTCGAATATATCGATGCAGTTTGTTTCTGGTGTGATAAAAACAACATTGAAATTGAATATGTCGCGGGCTTAATAAAGAAAGATCCCGTGTTTAAATCAAAAATTCAGGTTGAAGCAGAAAATGCAAACTTTTTGAAAAAGACGGCAAGACTCCCAATATAAATATCTTATCCATGGATAAGATGGGGGTGTCCGATGTTCCTAACAACAATAGGTAAGCCCAAAAATATATCTCTCAAAGAGTGTAAACAAGCCATAAAGTACTATGGCAGACAATTATTAGGCAATCGATTATATAATGCATTGGAAGTGACCGTAGAATTTAGTTCCAAGGAATTGAGTAAGAACATATACGGATATTGTGATTGGGTCGACACCAATCACCTAGGAAGAGAATTCCACTTAATAATAAGACCAACACTTAGTAAAAAGGGAACGTTGATTGTTCTCGCCCATGAAATGATTCACGTCAAGCAATATGCCAAAGGCGAATTGAAGGATTACCTGAGACTGAATAGTGTCAAGTGGAAGGGCAAAGTCTATGATGATGAAAAGATAGACTATTGGGATCATCCTTGGGAAAAGGAAGCGCACGAAAAAGAGCAAGTGTTATATGATATGTTCAAACAAGATTTGAGGGGATAGCTATGACGCGCATAACGAAAAGTGAATATGTGGAATTTGAAAGCGACACAGAAGACTTTGATGATGAAGATCTGATTAAAGAGCTTGAAGAAAGAGGATATTCTGTTTTCGGAAATGGGATTGTTAGACCGGCTGATCTACCATGGTTGCTGTATCAATCGTTTATTCTTGATGATGATAAAGAATTTCGAAATTCGGTTAGAAAAATTCTCATTGAAAATGGGTTTAAGCCATAGTTATGTCAGCATTTGAATGTTTTCAGCAATATAATGCTCTGAAGCTACATTTTACCAAGCCAGAGTACGACTATTTCCGTTATAATGGAAAGTCAAGAGTATCATCAAAGTCATTTGATACCCGTAAGGATAAGCTCTTCTTTATGAAGCTGGCCAAGCACAACGATCCAGTCAATTACATCCTCTCTAACTTGCTAGAGAACAACAAATTGTGGGTTCGTGATCTAGCTTACAATAAAGAAGCTGAAGATCGATATAAGGATTGGCAGAAACGCCAGCAGTCCCTCACATACGTATTCACACAAGAATTGTCTAAGCTCAATGAAGATTTCGATACAAACTTCAAGAGTGAGGACCACAATCATCCATATGTTGTCAGGTTGTTTCTACAAAAGGAAATATCCCTGGAAACATTGGTAGTGCTCGTTGATCTAGTTAAGTGTCAAAAGTACTGGTCAAGGAAGCATGAGTATGATCCTGTTATTGAAGATCTCTTATTGAAGATACAAAAGTACAGACCATTTCTTCATTATGACAACAATAAAATCAAGCAAATAGTGCTTGACAAATTCAGTAATATCAGTCATACTAAATAATGTGGGCGTTATACTGCCCTTACAACAAACATACTATTAACATACGGAGAAATACACATGTCATTTGCAAAACTCAAGCAGCAATCTGGTAAGAAGTCCCTCGAGCAGCTTACATCAGAGCTTACTAAGCTTAACAGCAATCAAGAATCAAAGAGCGACGATCGTTTCTGGTATCCCAATGTCGATAAGGCGGGAAATGGCTATGCGGTCATTCGCCTTCTTCCTGCACCGGAAGGTGAGGATATTCCTTTCATTCGTATGTTCGAACATGGTTTCAAGGGTCCAACGGGTAAGTGGTATATCGAAAACTCTCTTACGACTATCGGGAAGACAGATCCAGTTGGTGAACTGAATTCCAAGCTCTGGAACACTGGTCTCGAGAGCGATAAGGAAACTGTCCGTAAGCAGAAGCGCAAGCTTCATTTCGTTTCAAATATCTACGTTGTTTCTGATCAACAGAATCCTCAGAATGAAGGGAAGGTCTTTCTCTTTAAGTTTGGTAAGAAGCTGTTTGATAAGATCAACGAAGCTATGAATCCTCAGTTCGCTGATGAAGCACCAATGAACCCATTCGATCTTTGGGAAGGTGCGAACTTCAAGCTAAAGATTCGTAACGTTGAAGGCTATCGCAACTATGACAAATCAGAGTTTGCCAGCGTTGGTCCATTGTTCAGTGACGAAAGCGAAATGGAAAAGGTGTGGAATAAGTGTCATTCTCTACAGGCTTTCCATTCCCCGTCTAACTTTAAGAGCTATGATGAGCTGAAGTCTAGGCTCCATGCAGTTCTTGGGTCATCCGGGGAAGCTTCTTCGCATTCCTCAATTGAGGAAGCAGAAATGCCTCCATTTGAAATGGCAGATGCACCCAAGCCAAAGGCAACTCCGGCGAAGGTAACAACTGTCGAAGATGATGAAGAAGATATGGCTGAATTCTTCAGCAAGTTGAACGAATAAGATTAGGGGAGCTTTTTTGCTCCCCTTTTTTTATTGCCCTGGAA